AGTGAGGATGATAGAATATGATTGAGGAGACCATGCCAATCGTAAGGAGATCGGGAACTCCAGTCAGGGGTCAGTTCTCCTTTTGTGATGGGACATTCCCTGAGATTCATAGCCCTTTTACCACAAAATATATTTATAGTGGCAGATGAAGGATGCTCAACCAAGTTCTTCACAATACCGTTTTTTCCGATATATCTTATCTGCCAAGCGATTTGGTGAGGGCTAAGTTTAATATTCTTTAGCGACTTTAACCTATGCACCTTGAGTTCTAGCCAAAAACTCACTCCGTCTTTTATACCATGCACATCAGGTACTCCTGGAGAAGCCCATGACTCTAACCGTGTCCAAAACACACCGAGGTCTTTAGTTCCCTCCTTGAGTTTAGCCCATAATTTAGACTCAGGTTTTACTGTCATCTTTAGTATTGTCTTGATGCTCAATAACTAAGTTGTCCTCAGCTAACACACCAAGAGCTGGAAACTCTTCCTGAAGTTTCTTTATTTCTTTCATGACCTCTTCTCTACTCATCTGGTCAATATTGCCATGCAGTATTTCTTTCCTATCAATGTACAAACCAGCAGCTTGACCTCTAGACTTTTCAGCTGCGACAGCTGCGGGATAGTTATTATTTTGCATAGCTAGATCTCGTATTTCAGCCAGCTTTTTTACATGTCCCTCAAATGTGACCTCATACTTTTTAGATAGCTCTTGCTTTAATTCTTTGATGCGTTCAACAACATGAGGGTAACGCTGTCCGTTTAATAACTGTGATGCTATGGCATGTGCTGACTTCTCAGAATATCCAGCACGTAATGCAGCCTCAGTTTGCGATACATCTTCACAAACGTAAATCCTGCAAAACTCTTCTTGTTTTGGTGTGATCTTTTTTTCTGTTCTAGGATTACCCACCACTGACAGAGTGTGCTTATGAGTTGCTTTAGCGATTACCATACTTTTTATAATAGGAGCTTTACAGAATTTGTTAATATTTATTTTATCACTTAAAAATTTTCGCGTAGACACGAAAGTGATATTAATATAGCGAGATATTGTATATTATCAATTGTTAAAATTCAAATTTACACTTATCCGTATTTCACTCCTATATAGCAAAGTAAAAAAATCCCCCCAGAGTTGCCAGTGGGGGGAGGGAGGATTGAAGGTTTCTTATGAAAAAATGTACTACGACTGTAAGCCTAGCATGGATTTGATTTTGTGCCAAATATTTTTGGGCTTTTTGATTTTATGTTCATGCCAGTCTTTACTATAACCATCAGTATAATCTTCAATATGGTCTTTTTGTGCTAGTGAATAAATGACATAGGTCAGTTGATTATGACTTAATTTATATCGCTCTGCCATAATTTTAAGTGGGACACCTGACCCATGACTGTGCATTAATTGACCAATTAAGTCGCGTGAGTATTTAGATCTTTTCACCATTATGATAGCTCCTTTGGTTTAGGTAGTGGGATACGAACTTTAATCTCATAGTCATCAACTTTAACACAATTAGGTTTACCGACTACTGGATCTTTGAGTTGATAGAGTTGTTGTGCCATCTCAATACAATCTTCTTTATAACTAAATACCAGCCGATGGATAGCATGTTGGCTAGCTTCTATATCGGGTAAGGTAATAAGATATAAAACAAAGTAAGAAACAGGACTCATCGTTTCACCCTTTCCATGAGAGCGACACCGCGAGATTTTTCCTGAATATATTTCTCAAGTTGCTCTCTTGCTTTTTTATTATGAGTGCAGATAGAAGAAAGTATAAAAGTGAGAGTACCACTTTGGAACTGTGTAATATCGGTTTGTAGAACTCTGTTAAATTGATCTAAACGTGGCTCACTGGTTATTTCTTTTTCAAGCCTATACTCTTTCTCGGCAAGGTTGAGGAGTTGTTGAACAACCCCCCGAACCTGATTATATGACCCAGCCATCATTACCACCAACAACTATAGATAACAGTTTTGCCTTGGAGCAGACTACGTATACCATCAATAACAAAATCTATATCTTGCTCAAAGTTATCGGTAACGGCTTCGGATTGATATTCATGTCCCCAGAAGAAGTGACCGTCAGAGGTGAAATCTTTGTATTTATTGTGGATAGCCTCAGCTAATTGAAACATATCATGAAGATTTAGCTCAAGGTTCTCACAATTAAATTTATGCTCATGCCCTCTATCTTCCCATTTACTTTGCATGAACTCCTGTAAACGAGAATGCTTTCTCCAGTAATACTCTTTACTACCAGTAGTGATGGGATCCCCATCTTGATTGGTAACACGTTCAGCATCTATATATGCGTATTGATCTAACCCCATAATACATCACTCCTTTCTCAAATGTTTAGTGTTTATGGCTCTACTCTTCGCAATATCGTAACGACTAACCCTGCCATGCTGGGCAGGTATTAGTTCTTCCCTTACAATCTTACGTAAGTGTTCTTTCCAAGGTGTTCCATCAGCTAAGTAATCGCCGACTGGCACATTTAGAAACGATTGTTTTATATTTTCATTGAGCATACCCCTATCAGGGTCAACTTTGTGTTTGGCACAAAGCTCATTATAATGTGTCCACCAGTCTTCAAAGCGACCAGTAACAAAGCTAGTCAAACTTACTTTAGGACTATCATTAGTATTGACAGCCCGATCAGATACAGTATTATGTACATTATCATTTTGGTTCTTTCTAGTCATACTACACTCCTTTCTGCGAGCATAAGGTTAAAATAAAGCAGGGTGAGGAAATGGTCTATATTGCAAACAGAACGAAAACTCCCCACCCTATCATATAGGAGTAAAGTAAGTGCATTGAAGGAAACACTTACCTCACCCTATAACTATACAACAGCTTACTGTCAATGATAAATCTTTTTTGGTCACTGCTTAAAGCCACCCGATAACCAATAACAATAAGCTACGACTGCCCACACTGAACACAGTGTGAGCAATCCATAAATAAACTCTGGCGAGTATATAATATTTAGGAACCCACTCATCGTGAGAACCCAAAATTAAGGTCTTCATTTATTTGCTCAAGCCCGATAGTGCCTTTATCTCGCACTAACTTACCATCAACAAGTTTATAAAAACCATGTATGCGAGGGCGACCCCTAGCACTTCTATCACCACGACGAGGTGGTCTGCATATAACAACTTCGTAGATCGGTGATTTATTTTGCTCGGCAAACTTCTTTGCCTTAATAACCACGAGACCAGTTATATCTTTAATAGTGCGTAAGAGGGGAGTCTGGTACGACTCCCCATCAGCTAAATTTATATGAGCGAAGTATTTCATATCAGTACTCCGTTGGTAATAAGATACAAGGTACACGCTGTCCCTGGATATGTGTGGGTTGAATATAAAACTTATACTCTCCAGGAAACGCATCAGTATACTCTATAGTGTTACGATATAATACCTTAGAATTACCATTAGTCACCTTGAGTTTAGCTTTACTATCTTTAACAGTAACTATGAGCACTAAGAAATCTTCTTGGTGCTTAATCATAAGAGGGCATACCTCATAACATATTTTGTCAAGCAGCCAATAAGCCCCTCCACCACATTTGTCCCAAAAAAACTTACAGCCATCAGTGTAGACAACTGTGTGAGTTGGTTTGGCATCACGAAAATTTAAACCATAGTGAGCTAAAAAGGTATGATACCGATAGTATTGTGTCGTACCTGTAAACCCCTTGAGGTCAGTAGCAAATGTATTTTGCTGAACTTGCAATGTATCCATAAGATTCTCCTTTCTGTGAGATTGCAATAAATGTAAATATAATATACCAAGCATTATATCTACTGATAATTCTTATTTAGTCTTTTTTTGTTTTCCACTCTGCTCCAACTAGATTCTCGCACTCGGTGCAGCAAATCCCTCCATTTGATAATAAAATAAATAAATCATTTTGACATAAAGTGCAGACAGTTACATGATGCTGCTCCTCTCTAATGATGGGCTTGCTTCGTCGTTTGAATGGGAGAACATTGCTCCCATCATAAAGGGGGGGATTGGTCGGTTTTTCCATCTACATATCCTTGCTTTATCATTTATATAATACTGTCTATAAGCCATGATGGGATCTTTGTTTTTATATTCATCTGGCATAGCCTGTGGAAATTTAGTGAACCCTCTTGTTTGTAATGGGATTGGAGGGTATTTTATTCCATATAAAACATTTTCACAAGCATGAACCCTACCATATCGGTATGTATATTCTTCACATAGAGCTATACCTAGTTTCCATAACCAAAAATAATTATCACGAGTTTCGCCAGCCCATAGAGTACAAGGGTGTTTAGCGTGGACAGGTAGATATGGTCCATCGTTAGTATATCGCCAGTGAACTGTGCTGAGCATTTGGGTTGTTTCTAGTGGCATCTTTACAACATGCTTATCACAATGCCACTCCACACATTGCTGAATATCCCAATCTAATAAAAATATATTCATATCAACTCCTTCTATAGTTAATTAAATATATTATACCAGCCCCTATAATCAGGGACATTAGCTTTTTACTCCTCTAAAATAACTTTTCTAGCTTGATTTTGCGTGTGCCTTGTAAATCTTTGATTATTTCTATCACATGTGCGTAATAATCTTGTTTTTCATACCGATCTTGTATATAATTGCAACCTTTGATAAATACATCTTCTGCCCGACTGTTGCCCTGTTGCATCAACCTGTAGCAATGAAACACCAGTTCTAACTTATCAGCAATATCACACATTTCTTGTTCTTGTTGACTAACCTTTATAATCGTAGGTCCAACACCTATTTTTTGTTCGTATTCTGTTTCAATTTGTGACATTAGTTGATCCAGGTCATGATATTTCCACTTAGTTGTCGCTGGCATATCACCTGTTTCTACCTCTGCTACATCATGATACATCATATGCAGCAATCCATTTTTAGTAACATCAGGAAAAAGTGTTTGTAAAATAACCATTGCCCTCCATGTATGAGCAGCAACATTTTGTCCATCGGCTATTTCTGGGCGAGTGTGATACCGTAAGACATGTCCACCACGTAATCTATCGTATAATCTGCGTAGATTTGTAGTTTTCTTAACTTTTGTTGCAATAGATGTTATACTAACATTTGACTGTGCTTGCTTTTTAATCCTCTTGTCCATGGTTTCTCCGTAAATGATTGTTTAGCTTCCCCCCAATTTGGTCCGAACTCTGCATCAACTATAGAGGGAACTTTTAGTTGTACGCAGTCTTGCATTATTTCAGTAATCTTTTTAGCTTGAGCTTCACTATCCACCGATATATCTAATTCATCATGCACTTGAATCATCGGTAATATTCCTTCATCAGCTAATGCTACCATCGCAGCTTTTGTTTGATCAGCAGCTGACCCCTGAATTAATTTATTTAAAGCTTTATATGTAAATGCTCTTTTGATAGCAGGTCCATGTTCTGCAAAAGCATCTTTATAAGACATTGGTTTCCATGTTCCATATTTATTAGGCTCCCACTTATCAAACCTACATCTTCTACCAAGTAAGGTACGGATTACTCCTTTACTACTTGCTCTGTTAGTACAGTACTCACTTAGCTCACGAACAAAAGGCACTTTATCATGGTAGATAGAAAATAATTCTTGAGCATCTTCATATTCTAATCCTAAACTGGCAGCGAGTTTTTTTGCTCCCATACCATAGAACAACCCTAAATTAATATCTTTAGCTTGCTTTCTTGGCACTCCTACTATATCAGCTGCCATTTGGTGGAAGTCCGTTCTAGCATCTTCATTATATTGTTGAGCAAATTCTTCTGCCCCTTTAAAGCCCATCAGATTAGCATAATGAACAACAATACGTGGTTCTTGGCTAGAATAATCAAATGCCCCCCACAAGGCTCCTTCTTCTGGTATAAATAAACTACGTATCATCGGACCTATTTCACCATGTCGTGCTGGGATTTGTTGTAGATTAGGGTTACTGTAACTAAATCTACCTGTAACTGTACCTCCTTCATCACTACGTAAAGGGTGTAGCTCAGCGTGGATACGACCATTGACTTGGTGTTTTAGTATTGTATCAACAAAAGCTGACCGAGCTTTTTGGTACTCACGTGCTTCTACAATCATTTGTGGTACTCTGTGTGGGTGGTTTGCTAAGAACCCTTTCGTGAAGCTTGGAGCACCAGTCTTTTCTGTTTTACTGTAATCTAATTTTAATTTATCAAATACTTTAGCAACACTCTCAGCAGCCCATACCTCAACTGTCACACCAGTAATCTCAAAAATTTTATCTAATAATCTTTTTTCTTTAGCGAGTAAATCTTCTTTTATTTTCTCTGCTTTTTCTAAATCAACCCTGACACCTTTTTCTCTCATAGGTATGATTGTCTTCAATACTTTATGCTCAAGGTTTATTATATCACCAATATCTTCTTTTATTATTAATGATTTAAAGTGGTTCCACAATCGTAAGGTGAGGAAAGCATCTTGTTCTGCATACTTACCGACATGAGCAGCAGGTAATTTATACATCTCACTTTTAGCATCAACTCCAAAAGCTTCTGCTGCTTCACGTAACTCAGCCTCACTTTTACGTTCCTGTAAGTAATCTCTACCAAGTGCATTCAAAGCATAGCTAAACCTATTTTCATCAAGTAAAGGGGCAACCACCATAGTATCTACTATATTGCCATGTATCTTTACTCCTTCAGCTAATAACCAACCAACATCATACGGAGCATTGTGAAATACATAATCACGTTCTTTTTTGCATACCTCTTGTAACCAGTTGAGTGTCATACGTTTATCAAAGTTTGGACCTATCTCATGCTCTATAGGGAAATACCATTTACCTCCCTCAGTAGCTACAGCTACACCGATAATACAGCCATCTTTTCTAGCCCAACCACTTCCCATGACAGAAAGGTTAGGGTCTTTAGTTTCAAGGTCTATTGATACTTCTTTAGCTTGTGATAAGTCAGGATAGCCATCTGGCATTATCCATTCAGTTGGTGGTTGGAACAGTGGGTATTGTGTCACGTTTGATCCTCATTGGTTGTTTGCATCTTTTACAGATGGGAAATTTATTTTTTATTGCTCGAAAAGTAACTAATCTACTTGTACCACAATCATCACACACAGCTAATACAGTATTATTTAGTTTTCCATTCGCACCTGTCTTCACGAAACATATCCTCCTGCATGTCTGCTATATTATCTTCTGGGCTGTTATACTTTCTAGTAACTTCTGCTTCAACTAAAGCTAAATACCTACGTAAGTCCCCTATATCATCTAGTATACCTTCTTCCCTACGGTCGATATGCACTGCATTAAATATATCATAATTGCATTCTTTTACTTGCTTTTCTAACCTATCCCACTTACGAGCTAACATCATAAAAGCACCTACTCC